TGCCGTTCCGTATTCGCCTTGCCGGACATACGGTTCCTCTGCCGCCCATTCGGTAGCTGGTAGGCAAAGTCACTCAAATCCTTCGGTGCCGTGTTTGTCATTTCGTCCAGTAGGAACGGTAGATTCTTGTAGACTTCGGCACGGTTCATCTTCGAGTTGTGGGTGTCCTCCTTCTGCAGTACCAACTTATCAGGATCACCCCATATTGACGCTGCCGAAAACAACGCGGTGGTCTTGCCGTGACCTGAATCATCACTGTGGAGGTGCAGTGCTACGCCGTTAATCGGCATCATTTCCATCAGAATCGACCCAAATCCGGAGCCGATTACATACTGGTGCGCCTCTAGTCCGGGGCGGTTGTACATCTCCATTAGGTCTTTCCAGCGATCCAGTGAGCCTTTCGGTTCAAACGCTGACATCATCCCAATAGTCGCCGAGGAAGCTGGGTTTGTACGAATTTCGTCTTTCGTAATCTCCATCTTCCCAAGAATAAATGATGAGAATTTATCGTCCGTCCAACCAAACTGACGGCGAGCCTCATCCGCTGCGGACTGCAACTGTAGTTCGTTCACCCATTTATTTATGTATTGCATAAGCGGTTCCGGTTTTAATACTGCGACACCGTATGTCGCCATTGTTTTACGGAATTCTTCACGTGACCCGACAGCGTGTAGCGGCATCGTGAACTCTCGCACCCCATCTTTTGGTAGGTGTAGTCGGAGTACCAGCGATTCCCCTATATCAGGATCGTTCAGTCGACTTACAACATATAAGTCGTTGTGGTAGACGAGTTTGTCAGTAAACTGCGTATTCCCCTGATCGTCCTCCACTTCCTCACGTACGTAGATCCCACCGTTCTTCCCACGAGTATATGGGGCCGGGTATTTCGGAATTACATACGTGTGTACCGGAGCATTCGGCAAATCCACCGCTGGTTCCTGCACAACGTAGTCTTCCTCGGTCGCCTCTGCTAATTCTTTGCCGAGAACAATCGGGGACTTGACCTTGCCATACGACGGGCATCCTGCACATACGCCGGGATTCATCTCGTCGAACTTAGCGCAGGTATACGGCCCTTTGATCTGGTTTGCTTTACGTTCGGTGTCCTCTGGATCGTACTCCGGATGAAACGCAGATATTTTGTGGATAGCTTTATCCCGATCACAGCAATGCGCTGCAATCGACAACGCTGCACGCCACAATGGTTCCGGTGCGTTCTCTTGTTCCTCAATAGCAATCTTGAGTTGTGAGCATCCCTCACCCTTCATTGTTTTGGTAAGGATGGTTTTGAACCTACTGACGTAGTTACCCGCGAGCAAATCAGTCAGCGGATCACGCTCCCTTTTCTGCCAAACAGCGGGAACTGGTATCGCTGTGTCATCACCGAGCAGTGTATTGAACTGCTCCAGCGACATTGGCTTAACGAGGTAGTCACCAATAATCTCAACGGGTACTGGTGTGCCACGCTTATGGTTGTGCGTACCCGGAACACGTAGTACACGCGCAGGATCTGCAGGAATAGCAGGGTCAGACCCACGTAGATTATGCCTCTCCGTGAGTGCCTTAAATTTATATGCTACTGGCTGCCATTCCGCACGAGATACTGGCTCAGTCAAATGCCAATACGCGTGAATGCCGTAACCGGAGTTGACGGTCGTTGGTTTCGGCAGATTAAGTTCTTTACAGAAGCGGCGTAAGTCAACTAACGCCTCGCTCTGGTTGGCGTACTCCTTGGATGGTCCACAGTCTAAGTCAAGGAAAAATGCCCTGAGTTCTTTTACATTGTCGGCTCTGCGACTGTCGTCAGTATTAAAGCGTGCCAGTGCAAAGAATGCGTTTCGTCCTTCGTTATCAAACTTGTGTGCCGTTTGTATTGCGTCTTCTAAGGTTTCAAAGAATTCTTGTTTTACATACCCTTCGTGGCTTATGCCTGTGATGCAAACATATCCTTCGTTCCCTAGTGTCAGCCGCAGAAATTCGTTCGTTGTAATTGTCATAGCTGCACTTCTAGTAATGGAGACTAGGGGAAAAAGGGGGCTGGGTCGTGTTACCGACGCCAGCCCCAACGACACAATTAGTCGTCCCAGTCTTCCAATACAGAAGAGAGTTCAGCCTTTTCCTCTACGGGTACTGCGGATTTCTTAACAACCTTCTTAGGCTCTTCGATTTCCTCAGCCTCTTCCAGAACCACCGTCTGCTTAGCTGGTGTTGCGAGAGATTCCGCAAACAACTCAGGCTGCTTCTCGGTGTCCGGTTGGTAGACGGAAAGAGTAACAACACGCTGTGCCTCTTCGCTACCCCTTACCTGCATAACAGTCTTTAATTCAGCTTCTTCTAATGCACGAATAGGCTTGAATATCAGGCGTGGGGTTGCACTGTTTGGATCAAAGCTAATAGCGGTGATGACCGCCGCTGCTGGGGTGTTGTGCGCCTTCAGGTAACGTGCATAGCCCTGCAGTCCCATACCACTCTTGTCATCCTTAAATACGCTCTGCCCCGGAAGATCAATTTGGTACAACTCACCCTTGGCAATACGGCCTTCCGGAATTACTGCGATCTTCTGGCGACGCTTACATGCTGCGGAACCACCACTACCATCAGAACCTTTGATGTTCTGCGGGCAGTCCATACAACGCTCGGCCTGACGATTTTCTGCAGGTACGTCAGCATCTGGCATTCCAGAGTTTGTGTCCGATGACCAGCAGGTTGGGGCGACTTTCTTGTCTGCCGAATAGGCTTCAGCGTAGAACATCCGGTAAATTGGTGCTGCCTGCGCGATCACTACGTTGATGGAGGAACCATCGAACGCATCGCCTTCCTTACCGTTGATTACTGGACGGAACCGATTGCCACGGATGCTAATGCGGCGGCTAGTAGCCCCACTTGATACGGTCTCAGTCAGGTCGCCCTTGCTGAGTTCGGCCAACATTGCACTGTTCTGGCCTTCAAACAATGTCATTTCGCTCATTTTCATACTCCTTAGAAGTCTTCGTCACTATTAAAATCAAATTCCATCTGCTCCATTTCTGGGGTTTCTTCGATGGATGTAGTCTGCTCTACGTCACCTTCCTTACCTACGGTCGTTGCAGTCAATGCAGCGATCACGGCAGGGACGTCGAATCGGTATGTGTTCCCAATCTTGAGGTAGGTGTTCTTGGGGATGTACCCCTTGCGCAGCCACGCTCTAACGGTTGAGACAGATACCGTCACCTTCTTTGCCAATTCTTCAATCGGCACCAGTGTGTCGGTCATCACTTTCTCCTTACGGTTATTGCATACTCAGAATCCACATTTAGCCCCGGTGGAATCAGGTCGGGGTTTTCCTCCAGAAACTGCTTCATGTTGCTCTGGTTAATACGCTTGGCGTACAGATCAGGTACTTCATGCTCAAGAACAAATTTGTTGAATGAGTCCCAATCGTTAGTCCAGTAGTTGCTTTTAACCGTGCGGAAAAACAGTCCTTCGGACGTGCGAACACTCTCAACGTCATGCTCTTTGCAGTAGTCGAGAAGTTCACCCTTCACCAGTGCCATCTGGTCTTTCAGCTTGGCACGCTTTTCTTTGTATTCGGCGTACAGTTCGGCGTCTTTAGCCGCCATCTTGAGGTAGACGCGGACAAGTTTGTCCACGCCAGTCTTGGCTTCATCAGTCATTTCGTTCTCCTTTTATTTATCGGAGGTTGTATTATAGTGGCACTTAGTGCCTTACGCAAGTAGTTCAGTGTAAAGATCGACAATCTTTGTGTGAACGTCCTTTTTATTATCTAACATGTTGTAAATGTGTCTTTCAACGCCAGATCCTTGTAGCTGTACGACAGTTGAAGGATGGCGCTGCCCCGAACGATGGACACGCGCATTGGCCTGTTCATACGTCTCTAATGATGAGGTCGGCCCCCACCACACCACGGTGTTCGCAGCGGTCAGAGTTACCCCGTGCGCTGCTGACTGAGGCTGGATCACCAGCACTCGTGGATCATGCTGCTCCTGAAACCGCTTGAAGATGTCCGTACGGTCAGTCGCCTTTACGTCACCTCGGATGATTTCAGTAGTGATTCCGTCCGAACGTAACTTATCCGTCAGGATGTCGATCACGTGCTTGAACGGTACGAAGACCAGAACCTTCTGGCTACTCTCATCAATAACTTCTTTCAATGCGGCATAACGATGCTTGATGTCGAATTCCAGTGTCTGGCCGGAATCGGAGTACACCGCACCGCAGGAAATCTGCAGTAGCTTGTTCATGTTCACCGCCGCATTTGCCGCCGTGATTTCCTCGCCCGATGCCTGCATCAGCATTTGGCTCTTGAGGATGTTGTAGTACTTCTCCTGCTGCTTGGTCATGGCCGCTGTACGCTTAACGTAGGTCATTTCTGGCAGGTCGAGGCATTCGTCCTTGGTGTAGCGGATGGCTGGCTGGAGCGCCCTGAACACGACGTCCGTGGCTTCCGGCTTGGGACGCCATTTGAATTGCGTCACCTTATACATCACCATGTCGCGGAACGACGAGAAGAACTGAGGCACGGCACGGGGATTGACAAGTTTTGCCAGCCCGTAGGCGTCCAACGGGGACTGCGCTGCTGGGGTGCCGGTCAGCATCCACAGCCATGTGTCAGGAGTTATCAGGGAATTTAGGGTCTTCCAGCGTTTGGTCTGGGCGTTCTTGTAGGCATTCGCCTCGTCCACCACGATCAGGTCAAATCGGCCTTGTGCGATCTCGTCAGCCACGATCTCCACACCATCGTAGTTGATGATGACAAATTCAGAGGTACCACGAATGACCGCCCTGCGCTTGTCCTTGGCCCCGTGGGCTACGTCCACCGTGCGGTGCATTGCGAATTTGAACAGGTCGGCCCGCCATGCGGAATCCATGATGGACAGGGGGCAAATCACCAGCACGCGGCGGATTCGGCGTGCCTTCATCAGGTAGTCCGCTGCCCAAATCACTGAGCCTGTTTTACCTGTACCCTGCTCGTTCAGGCACAGGGCTTTGCGGTTCATGGTCAGGAACGCAGCCGTAATCTTTTGGTGGTCGAATGGTTTGTACTGTCCCGGCCAGTCGTACTGCCCCAGAATCGGCGACGGTACGTTTTTAATCTTTAGGTTGCGCAGCACCTGCGCTTCATCCAGTCCCCAATTAACAAGTACTTTGTTATTGTCCAGTTCCTTGCTCTTCGGTATCACCGTGGTCACCTTGTTCGGGTTCCGCAGGGTCAGTAAAAGAGCCTTGTTCTCTACGATTTCCATTCGTTCTCCAATGAGTTATAGACCGAAAGCGGTCTTCGCAATCGGTCACTTATATCGGCACCCTTATTGTGGGTACCGTTTGAATCTAGCGGACGCGCACAGGGCGCGTCAACCCCTTTATTTCTTTTTCTTCGGGGGCTTACTCATCGCACCGCCTGCGGCACGATTTTTCTTCTGGCTTTGTACGGTGTATCCGTCTTTGTTACTGCCACCACGAGCCAATGGCTTCTTGTGGGCGATGTCCTTACCTTCCCGCTTGTCGGCCTTACCGTTACCGTTTGCGTCTTTACCCGTCTTGTCTACGGCTCGGCGGGCACGCTGGCGCTCCATCCGATCACCGTGCTCACCACGGGCTTTCTGCTGCTGGTATTCCTTCTTGTAAGGGCGTGGCTTGTTCTTATAAGGCATATCCGTTTCTCCCGTTGTGTGGGCACTCCATCACAACGCAGTGGGCTTTACACAATCCAGACGTACGGGGGTTCCAAACATCCTGCTCATACGCCGATTTAAGCCGATTGTAATCGGTCAGCCATTTTTCCCATAGCCTCGGCTCGTCGTCCTTGCTGTACTCCGCCTTGACAAAATCCTGCGAGATTACGAACGCCA